TGTGGTCACTCGCACCTACACAAACACTCCAAAGGCTTTGGAAGATGTGACTGAGACACCAGAGGGTGCTACTGAGCCTGTTACGACTAAAGGCTTAAAGTCACAATGGATTGCTCAGAACAAGGCTAACGCTAACTCACTACTGGCATCTACTGATTGGATGGTCATTCGCAAGGCAGAGCGTGATGTTGCTATTCCTAGTGATGTGGTGACTGCTAGAGCAGCCATCATTGCTGACTGTACGGCCAAGGAAGCGGCCATTGCAGCCTGCACCACCATGGAGCAGCTCATTGCGGTGGTCGCACCAGTTAACACATTAGCACCAGAGTGACCCCATGGATGCTGATCTTGACAAGCGATTGTCTATTCACGAAGTTGTTTGCCTTGAAAGATACAACAACATCGACAAGTCACTGCGCGATGGCGACAAGCGCATGACAAAGATTGAATATCTTCTCTATGCGGTGATCATTGCCGTGTTGTTTGGACCAGGCGTGGCTGCCGAATTCGTCAAAAAAATGTTGGGGCTATGAAAGACTGGGCCGTGGCAATCATTGCTGCGGTCTTGCTTGTCCTGACCATTGTTTGGTCATTCTTTGTCATCATTTTGATGTGGCCATGATCTATGCTCTGGTCCTATTAGCAGCTGCCGAATATCGATGCACCAGGTGGACATGGACCGGTGATGTCTACAATCGGAAGGTTGTTTGCATTAAATGGGAGAAGAGGAAATGATCGATCCAATCACGGCCCTAGCAGGGATACAAAGCGCCATCAGCATGGTCAAGAAGGCAGCAGGTGTTGCCCAAGACCTTGGCTCACTCGCGCCAATGATTGGGAAATTATTTGACGCAAAAAGTGTGGCCACCAAGGCCATGCTGCAAGCCAAGCAGTCTGGCAAGGGTTCCAACATGGGGACTGCCCTCCAGATCGAGATGGCACTGGAGCAAGCCAGAGCCTTTGAGGAAGAGCTAAAAATGCTTTTCATGCAGACCGGCAAGATCGATGTCTGGAACAAGATCAAGGCTAGACAGGCTGAAATGGACCTTGCTGATGCCAAAGAATTGAGCGCTTTAAAGAAAGCAGAAAAGGCTGCCAAGGCCAAAGAAGATGAAATGAACGAAATTGCCATGATCATTGGCGGTGTGGCTTTTGTTTTGTTTTTGGTGTTTATTGGGGTCAATGAGCTGATGGAATTCTGTGCCACCACTAGAAGGTGCGGTCGGTGAATGAGTATCAGAAGACCTTTGACCTATGCCTCAAGATATTCGTTTACGGGTGTGTGGCTTTATATGCCCTTGGTTTTCTGAAGTTTTTGCCGGATGACTTGTCGGACCGGATCGTTAATTTACTGCTGGGTAGAATAGGATTAGGCAAATGAGAATTACCACTTACCAACAGAATGCTCAAATGTTGTCAGAGGCTCACCGAGTGGCCCATCAACAGAATATGAAGCGCCTGGCAGAATTAAACCAGCAGGCTCAACAACAACAGAAAGTCCAAGAGATTAAGACTCAATGGGCTAAAGCGGTGGACATCAAGGTATGAAATATCTGATCGCAATTGCTTTGATAATGCTCACTGGCTGCGAAGATCGGTATCGATACAAGTGCCAGAATCCTGACCATTTCCATGCACCGGAATGTCAGAAGCCAAAGTGTTTGTTTACCCAGATGTGTCCAGAATACTTGGTCGCACCAATTCTTGAAAAAAAGGTCAACGATGTCCAGCCAGAAGCAAAATCTAACCCCTGACGAGATCGAGGTCAGAGTCTGGGGATTTGTGGTCATTGCGGTGACTTGCATTCTCTGCTTCATTGTGGTGGCGCTTTTGTACTCAGTGACCTTTGTCACCCAGCCCATTAAATCAATGGCCCCCATTGACCAGGCTTATACAAAGATGCTGAACGACATTGTTTTGCTCATTGTTGGCGGTATTGGTGCGGTGATGGGTAAGAAGGCTGTGGGGTCTGCTGCCAAGGCTTTTGGTGGCCAGCAATCCATGCAGCCCATGGGCCAGCCGATGTGCCAGCCCATGCAGGGCTATGGCCAGCAATACGGATACAGCAACAATCACGGCTTTACATCTAGCACCAATGGCATCCCATCACAGCCATTTGGGGCCATGCCAACATGGACCAATCCAGAGCTAGACGAGTCATGGACTCCTGGTCCACCACCCACAACGCCACCGGAGCATCTTGAGGATGACCATGAGCGCGAGCAATTGGCAGCAGCCAGACAGGAGACTGATTGATGTTACCAATACCCTTACCCTGGCTCATTGTTGGTGTCTTGGTCTCATTATTCGGTACATACCGAGTGGGCCACCACTACGGGTGGCTAGAGCGCGACAATGACATGAAGATTGCCATTGCCCAAAAGAATGAGGAATCCAGAGCTACCGAGCAAAAACTTAATGAGCAATTGAATGCAAACGCAACCAAGTTACAGGAGACCACCAATGTCATCAATCAAAAGCAGTCTGCCCTTGATCGTGCTATTCGCTCTGGCAGGGTGCGCATCTCAGCCCCCAGTTGTGTTCAAGCCAGTGCAAGTGCCACCACTGCCACCCCAGATAGCAAAGAAACAGGAAGCCAATCTGACAGACCGGCTGACCCAGCTCCTGATGCCGAGCGAGAAACCCTCCAAGCCATTGCCGAAATAGTGGCCCAAGGTGACAGGAACACGGCCCAGCTCAATGCCTGCATTGATGCCTATAACGAAGTAAGGAGTTTGGTCAATGGTCAATAGTCAGCAGCTCCAACAACTACACATTGGCCCAGAGTGGGTCGATGCGCTTAACGAGACTTTTCAGCGCTTTGACATTTCAACGCCATTGCGCCAGGCTGCCTTTATTGGCCAGTGTGGCCATGAGTGCGCGAATTTCAGAATCCTTGAAGAGAATTTGAATTACAGAGCCGAAGCCCTGCAAAAGCTCTGGCCCAAGCGCTTTGACGCTGCCAAGGCCCAAGCCTGCGCCAGAAACCCAAAGCTCATTGCGAACACTGTTTACAGCAGCCGCATGGGCAACAGGGATGAGGCAAGTGGTGATGGCTATCGTTTCCGAGGCCGCGGGTGCATCCAGCTCACAGGGTCTGCGAACTACCACCATGCTGGCAAGGCGCTAGGTGTGGACCTGATCATGCATCCGGAGCTGGTGGCCACGCCCCAGTATGCTGCGCTGACTGCCGGATGGTTTTGGGATGTCCAAAAGCTCAACCAGTATGCAGACAATCAAGACTATCGGACCATGACCAAAAAGATCAATGGCGGCTTCATTGGCCTCGATGATCGCATCAAGCACATCAACCATGCGCTGTCTGTCCTGACATAATTAGCCCATGTCTAGCCAAACACAACAACTTGAGAATCCAAGCCCACCAGGACTCGGTTATCCGACCGAGACCTATGAGCGCAGGCATTTCAACGAAAACAATGGCGCATTGACTGTTTACTTCAAAAAACTGTCATTTGTGCTGGGGTCTCTGTTTGGACCAAGGGGCGGCAAGTTTATGAATGCGCCTTATGGGGCTTTTCAAAGCACTGTGGACCAAACGGCAGCGCTGGCCAACACGGCCTATGCCATGACACTGAATACTGTCGATTACGCCAATGGCGTGACTATCGCAAGCAATTCAAGGATCACAGTGGCAGACGCTGGCATTTGGAATTTGCAGTGGTCTGGACAGTTTGAAAACCCAGACTCTCAGGACCATGATGTCAGGGTCTGGCTCAAGATCAACGGGACTGTGGTCACTGGCTCGACTGGTTTTTTTGCAGTGCCAAGCAAACATGGCTCAGTCAATGGCCATGCATTGGTCGGCTGGAATTACTTTTTGAGCTTAAACGCAACCGATTATGTGGAGCTTTGGTGGGAGACTGACAGCACTCAGGTGAGCATTCAGACTTATGCTGCATCAGGAAGCTACCCCTCAACGGCCTCACTTATTGCGACAATGACATTTGTCTCAAACATCAAATAAATACTGCCATGTACATACCTTTAAAGCTACCCCCAGGTGTTTTCCGAAATGGTACTGAATACCAGGCAGCAGGCCGCTGGTATGACGCAAACCTAGTGCGCTGGTATGAGGGGACATTGCGCCCCATCAATGGATGGCGCACCAGGTCAAGCTCACAGATGTCAGGCTCATGCCGAGGCATCATCACTTGGCGCGACAATGGTGCAGACCGATGGATCGCAGCTGGTACGCACACCAAGCTCTATGTGATGAATGCGCTTGGCACGTTGAAAGACATCACGCCAACTGGGTTCACCACAGGCTACGCAAGCTCCACAGTGCTGACCGGCTACGGCTACAACGCCTATGGCTCATTTGCCTATGGCGTGGCACGACCTGACACCGGCACTCCCATTGCAGCCACCACCTGGTCACTCGATACATGGGGCGAGTATTTGATTGCCTGCTCCAGCACAGATGGCAAAATTTACGAGTGGCAGTTGGGCTTTTCAACACCTACACTGGCAGCAGCAATTGCCAATGCACCAGTGAGCAACAAGGCGGTTTTAGTCACCCAAGAGCGCATTATCTTTGCCCTTGGTGCGGGTGGAAACCCACGCAAAGTGCAGTGGTGCGACCAAGAGAACAATACCCTTTGGACACCAGCAGGCGACAACCTTGCAGGCGACTATGACTTAGCCACGCCTGGCTCACTCATTGCTGGCAAGCGGGTCAAGGGTGTAAACCTACTGTTTACAGATGTGGATGTCCACACGGCCCAGTATGTTGGCGCGCCATTTGTCTATGGCTTTGAGAAGGCGGCAAGTGGCTGCGGTCTCATTTCAGCCCAGTCTGTGGCGGCCATTGATACGGCAGCCATTTGGATGAGCAATTCTGGCTTCTGGATATATGACGGCTATGTCAAGCCACTGCCGAGTGATGTGTCAGATTACATCTTTGCCAATATCAACTTCGCGCAGGCATCCAAGATTTATGCGGTCCATGTCAGCAAGTTTGGTGAAATCTGGTGGTATTACCCAAGTGCGGCCAGTAATGAAAACGACAGCTACGTCACTTTCAACTACCGCGAAAACCATTGGAGCATTGGCACATTGGCCCGAACTGCTGGTGTTGACTCTGGTGTCTACACATACCCTCTGATGGTCTCAAGCGATGGCTACATCTATGAGCATGAGGTCGGCTACAACTACGATGGCTCAAGCCTTTTTGCTGAGTCTGGCCCAGTCCAGCTTGGCAATGGCGACAACATCATGTCTGTGCGCCAAGTGGTCCCAGATGAGCAGACTTTGGGTGAGGCGGTGGTGTCTTTTAAGACCCGAAATTACCCCACAGACACACAATCCACATTTGGACCATATACGGCAGCCAACCCGACTTCAGTCCGGTTCTCTGGCCGTCAAGTCAATATGCGGGTGACTGGTGACACTTTATCTGACTGGCGCATTGGGGTGATGAGGCTTGAGGCCATCCCTGCCGGTAAGCGATGAGTGACCAAGAACATTTGGAGAGGCTGCGCCACCATGTGGAGGCTGCTTTAGAATACAGTGGAGGCACACACAATTTTGACGATGTCGCTGAGATGGTCGAGGATCACAGATTACAGCTGTGGCCGGCCAAGGACTCGGTGGTATTGACAGAGATCGTTGTCTATCCCAGGCTAAAGAATTTGCATTACTTCTTGGCTGGTGGCGACCTAGACGAACTCTCACGGATGCGACCATTGATCGAATCCTGGGGCAAGTCTGTTGGCTGCACCAGGGTGACTTTGGCAGGCCGAAGAGGCTGGGCAAAGACATTTTTGAAAGACGAAGGTTACAGTCCACAGTGGTCTGTAATGGCAAAGGAACTTTAGGGGATAAATATGGCAACTTCACCGGCATTAGCATGGTCACTGGCCAACGGCATCAGCCAAGAGCAGTTTGACAAAAACATTGTTGACGCAATCAAACAGGGCGAGGCTCAAGGCTTGAGCGATGCCCAGTTTGAAAGCCTGATGAATCAGTATCAGATCAGCGCTGCTGATGTGGCCCGTGCCACTCAGTCAACGCCTGCAATCATTCAGTCCCGCATGGAAGCGGCAACGCCCACAACGGCTACTGAAATTGCTTACAACCAAGCAGCCATGGCAGAACTTGCTGGGCGTGAAGCGCAGAATCAGGCTCAGATTAAAGCTAATCAAACAGCTTATACCGAGCAGCAGCGCTTGAATGAACTTAAGAATCAGCAGCAGATTGCTGCCAACCAAAAGGCTTATGACGCTTATTTGGCAAATCAAGCCAAGTTGGCAGCGCAGCAAGCTGGCACTACTGGCACTGGCTTACTCGCCCCAACTGGCAACATGGGCATTACTGGCACGACACCATTTGCCAATGCCACCCAAGGCTTTGCCCAGAACTTTGCCAATTACCAGTCCATCCCAATTGGCGCTCAGTACAACCCCAATGTTGTCGGTGGCACTGGCTCACCTTACTCTCAGGTCATGGCTCAGATGCGACCAGTTGGCAACCCATACGCTGGCGTGGTGGCAGGCCAAGCAATGGGTGGATATAGCCCTGGTCTCTATGACCAGATTGCAGCTGCCAATGTGGCCAAAACAATTGCGGCAAATGCTGGTACTACATTGGCCGACTACTATGGCGGTGGTGATGCTACTGATGGGGATGATGGTGGTGGCAACACTGGTGGCGGCCCAGGTACTGGCGCTGAAGGTGATGCGGCATTTGCAAAAGGCGGCATGGTCCGCACCCTGATTGGTCCAGACCCACAAGGCCCAGATGATGGCATGGGCTATTTGGACAAAGGCGAATATGTGATCAAGAAGTCTTCAGTCAACAAGTATGGCCGTGGACTTCTGGACATGATCAATGAAGGCAAAGTGCCTGCCAAGAAATTAAAGTCTTTACTCGGATAAGGTGGCAATATGTCAAAAGGTGGAACAACAACCTCAACAAGCTCGATTGATCCTCAAATCAAAGAAGCATTCTTAGCCAACTTTCAGCAGGCCCAAGGGGTCGCTGGTGCTTTGCCGGTCCAGCAGTTTGCTGGCTACAACCCAATGTACCAGGCAGGCGAGGAGGCTTTAGTCAACACGGCCCTTGCTGGCCCAGGCATCAGTGGCACAGACTTGGCAGCCCAAATGGCTGCTTATGGCGGTGTCTATCAGCCTGCACAGATTTCAGCACAGCAGACTAATTTGAGTATGGGGCAAGGCCCAGGCTCAATTGGCAGCTACATGAATCCTTACACAAGCATGGTGCGTGAAAACGCATTGTCTGATCTGGAATCAGCAAGACGCGCTGCCATTCAGCAGACTGGTGAACGTGCCACACAAGCCCGTGCATTTGGTGGATCACGCCAAGGTGTGGCCGAGGCTTTGACTAACCAAGGGTTTGCCAAGCAGGCCGCCACACTTGGCACATCTTTGAACGAGCAGGCATTCAACCAGGCAATGGCCATGCAGCAGGCAGACATTGCGCGCAGATCAGCAGCCGACATTGCCAATCAGCAAGCAGGCTTGCAAGGTGCGCAATTGCGACTAGGCGGTGCAAGCCAGCTTGGCAATTTGGCTGCACAACAACAAGCATTGCGTCTTGGTGGCGCTCAAGCGGTCATGGGCGCTGGCGGTGCGCGTCAGGCTTTGGACCAGCAACAAATGGATGCCATCCGAAATATTGGTTTGCAGCGTCTGGGTGTGGTCCAGTCAAGTCTTGGTGCGCAGCCAGCCAATCTTGGCCAAGTGGCGACAACCCCATACAGCCAGAATGTTGGTGCTGGCCTATTAGGCGGTGCATTGGCTGGCTCGCAATTGGCTGGTGTGGCCGGCCTTACTGGTGGCACTGGTGCAGCTCTTGGTGCATTGGCATCTTTGATCTAATATGCCAAACACCCCAACTCCAGAGCCACAACGCTACGCTGATGCGCAGCTTATGGCTTTGCTTGATCCATCAAGCAAGCGTGACACCATCCTGATCACGCCTGGATCACCGATGCCCTCGCGCATCCCTGATGGGTTGACAGTGGCTGAAACCAGCCGAGGCATTGTGATCACCAGTGACCCTGCAAAGGTCAGGATCATTGACCAAGGGTCTGAGAAAGATGTGGGCATGGCACTGTTTGGCTATGCATACGACCAAGCCAAAGGCTTTGACAATGTGGCGGTGGCCATGGACAGAGCTGGAACACCGGTGGCAGAGCTGGCCATCAAGCCTGGTCAAGAAAGACGGGCCATGAGGGCTGCATCTTTGCTTGCACCAGATACAGGATCAACTAACATGATGAGCAGAGGCGATGTGGTTAATACACGCCTCAGAGGTTTATTGGATTAAGGTGGAAATATGGCTACTCAATTTGATTTTGCAAGTTTAGGCAATATGTTTGGCGGGATGCCTGGTGCAACACCAACGGGTCTTGATGCATTGCTGACAGAAGATCAGCGCAAACTGCTTGGCCGTAATGCTGCACTGTCAGCAGCTGGTGCATTGCTCCAAGCCAGTGGCCGAAGTGCAGTGCCTATCAGCATGGGCCAAGCACTTGGATCAGCTTTGCAGGCAGGCCAGCAAGGTTATCAGCAGGCTAGAGCCGGATCATTGCAAGACTTAATGCTTGGTGAAAAGCTAAAAGAGTCGCAACGCGCAGCTAAAGCTGAAGCTGATTTTTACAAATTGTTTGAAGCGCCACAAGCTGCACCAATGCAGCCATTGACTGGTGAGTCAGTCTCGATAATGGAGCCAGCGCCAGCACCAATCAATCCATTGGCTAATTTGAATCCACAGCAAATGGCCTTAGTTCGCACTCTTGGCCGTGAGAAGGGTACTCAGTATTTGCTTGAAACTATGAAGCCACAAGAAACAGTGGGTCAACCATTTTTGGGTAAAGACAATAAGTATTACATTCAGACCAAAACTGGCGGTGTTATTCCAGCACCTATCGCCCCAGCGGCAAAGCCGGTTGGTCCGCCACAGCAAGTATTAGGTGCTGACAGAAAGCCTGCTTTAGTGCAATATTACGATGATGGAACTTACAAACCAGTTGGCGGTGTATCTCCATTGATACCCCCAGAAAAAGTTGATACGGGTGCTGGAATTCAATTTATTGACCCTTATGCCCAAGCGCCTGGATCAATAATTCCAAAAACTTTAGCGCCACAAGTTGTTGGAAATGCTGAAGATGGGTTCTTTGTTGTTGGCGGTGGCGGTGGAGCTAGACCTCGCCCAGCAGCAGCCCCATCAGCAGCAGGCCCAGCGGTAGCAGGCCAAGCTCCAGCTCCAACTCCAGCTCCAACTCCAGCTCCAGCAGCCGGTCCAGTGCCACTAATCCCTGGCACTGGAAAATCATATGCAAGAGAAAAAGATTTAAGGGCTACTTTCACAACTGAAATGAAGCCGTTTACAGATTTAGCTCAAGCCTTTAGAAAAGTTGAGGCAGCCGCATTGAATCCATCAGCGGCTGGAGATATTTCATTGGTTTATGGTTACATGAAAATCCTAGACCCAGGCTCAACTGTTATGCAGGGTGAGCAGGCCACAGCGGCAAATGCTGGTGGAGTTTCAGACAGGGTCAGGGCTATGTATAACAAGGCTTTGACCGGAGAGACCTTGGCCGACAATGTCAGGCAAGACTTTTATGCTCAGTCAAGAAATCTGATTGAGTCTCAAAGACCATTGCAGCAAGACATATCAGAGAGATATGGCCTAATTGCTACACAAAACAAATTAGACCCAAATCAAATTGTTTTTGATCCATTCAAGCGGATCAGAACACCAGCAGAAATTGCCGCTGAAGCTGCCAAAGAAAAAGACAAAAAGAAAAAGCCAGCTTCATACGGGGCTACATATAACCTTTTACCAAGGAACTGATAATGGCCACGATGTCCAATATTGAAAGAGTGCAGGAAAATATTCGCAGAATGCAAGAGCAAAATGCACCTGCAAATGATGTTGTCGGCTATCTCAAATCTGAAGGATTTACCCCAACCAAATTTGAAGCAGCAGTCGCAAGCGCCAGAAAGTTAGGCGGCCCACCCGTGGAGGCTGGGTTTGGTCGGTCAGTTTTGCAAGGTCTTAGTTTCAACTTTGCCGATGAGATTGAGGCGGCACTCAGGTCTGGGTCTGTTTCAAACAAAGAATATGAAAACCAACTGGCAAGAGTCAGGGCCGGCATCAAAGAGTATGAGCAGCAATACCCTGGTCGAGCATTTGCTGGTGAGATGATTGGCGGTTTAGCCCCGACAGCTGCCGCCCTTATTGCCGCGCCATTTACTGGTGGGGCAACAGGACCAGCAGCCATTGCCGGTGCAACACGCATGGCAGCCAAAGTGCCAACTCTTGGAGGCATTGCTTTGCGTGGTGCTGGATATGGCGCTGCATCAGGCGCTGTCTCTGGTGCTGGTGGCGCTCAAGGTGGTTTGGAAAACAGATTAAGCTCTGCGGCTTTGGGTGGTGCAACTGGTGCAGCATTTGGTGGTGCAAGCCCAGTGGTTACTCAGGCGGTAAGCTCAGGTGGCAAAGCAGTCAAGAGCGTTTTTAAACCTACCCAGCCTCAAGATGCATTAAACAAAGCGCAAGAACTTATTGCAAAGAAGCTGGCCCAAGAGGGGATTGATCCACTGCAATTGGCGCGTCAACAAGAACTAAGAAATCTCACGCTAGGTGCAAAAGACGAAACCTTGGCAGATTATGGTGGCGAGTCAATGAGGCGCTTGGCCCGTGGTGCTATGGCAATCCCACAATCCGCGCAAACTGAAACGCGCCAAATGCTGATTGAACGCGCCCAAGGAGCTGGGCCAAGAATTACACAAGACATCACTGATCTCACAGCGGTAGGTGCGCGTGATATTCAAGAAGTGGCCAATGAAATTGTTGCAAATCGGTCTAGGTTAGCGGCCCCACTTTATGAAGAGGCTAGAAGCGCTGGACAGATAAGCTCGCCCGAACTTAATAATTTGCTGACCAAATCTAAAGACATTCAGCAGGCCATTGGCGATGCAAGACGATTACCTCAGTTTGCAGATTTGCCTGACAACGACATGGTTATGCTAGATAAGGCTTACAAGTATGTTGGCGGCATTGCAAATGAAGCAAGAAAAGCTGGCAAAACTAATCGTGCAAATGACCTTGATGAATTGCGTGTTAATTTGCTTGATGCAATCAAAAAAGAAGTGCCAGTCTATGGCAAAGCGGTAAAAACCTTTGCAGATGAGTCTGTATTAAATGACGCGCTTGAAGCTGGCTCAAAAAACTTTCTAAAGAAAAGACCATCAGAGATAAACAGAGAGCTTGCCAAATTTGCAGATGACTCAGAAAAACAAATGTATCGTTTGGGCGCGATTCAGTCTGTGCGCGATGATATTTATGGGGAAAAAGAATTAAAGAACATTGCTGACAAATACTTAAATTCACGCGAAATGCGTGATCGTATGCGAACAGTATTTAACTCTGACGGGGAATATGAGGCATTTGTAAAAAATCTTGAGCGTGAGCGCCAAATGGCAATCACTCGATCACGCATTGAAGGTGGATCACCGACAGCGCTGATTGGACAAGATATTGCCGAGCTGTCTGGCCCAGGGCCGTCTGAGGTTCTTTCTGCTGGCAGTCAACTGATGCGTGGAGACCTTATTGGTGGCGGTCTCAACTTGGTGGGCCAGTTGGCTCCAAGACTCCAAGGCATGAATGAGAATGTGGCCGAGCAAGTGGCGCGGAATGTTTTAAACCCTAGTTTTGCACAGCAGCAAGAACTTTTGACCAGCCTTTCACCAGTGATGGATGAGCTTAGAAGGCGAGCATTACAGCAGCAGACCCGTGCAGCTGGTGTCTCAACAAGCGCTGGTCAATTTGTGCCAGGCTTGTTGGCCGAATAACTAAGACCCAAAAAACGCGGCCACAAGTGGGTCGCGTTTCACAACCCGTCTTTTCTGCCTGCGTCTGGCCGCGTCAAAGTCTTTATCGTCTGCGCTCTTTTTGTCGCGGTATTTCCGAATGCGATCAGCGCCTGGCACGGGACCAGGCGCAATGGCATCTTCACCATCACCCCATGACCACAGAGGCCGCCACTGGCCATTGGCGCTCACTCTGGTGTATCCGCTGATGTAGACCAGCTCATGGCGGTGCAAGTCAAACAGAATCCTCGCAGCACTGCGCCTGGCACAAAAGCACAGCTTGGCCAAGTCAAGGTCTGAGAGGTTGCCGTTCTTCTGCAAGGCTGCCTCGATGGCAGGCTCTACACGGGGTTTCAAGCCTCTGGCCATGTGCTGGTCTCCATTCGGGCTTTTAAGCGCTCTAGCATTGTTTTAACAACGTATGCACGGCTTTTAACCTCATTCGGTATGGCATGGCCAAAGACTTCTGGGTGGAGTAAGTCATTGACCAAGTCGAGGCAGGCATCTATGGCTGGGGGTAGGTCATTGTTCACTTGATTTGATTCTGTATGCGTTGACCAATCCATGCCACAACTGGCACGGCCCAACTGTTACCAAGCGCTTTATACCTTGGCCCATCAGGTGACTCAGCTGCTTTACGCCAAGGGATGTTGGTGTATCCATCAGGGAAACCTTGAAGACGTTCACATTCAACTGGTGTGAGTCTACGCACGGCCATAGATGTAAGCAAAGGTGGGTGCTGACCCTTTGCCAATGTAAAGCATGGATCACCAGGCTTGGGGTTTGATCCATTTTGTGGCGAGGTAATATTTGTTGTGTCCCAAACCATTGGCTGTGAAACCATTGGAGCATTACCACCGCCAGTCCCCCATCTCGCTCTAACAGTAGAGCTAACATCTCCTAATTCTGTGACTCTGCTATCGCTAGGATGGTTCTCATAGACAGCCACAGGCTGCGACAAGAATGTCTCGCTACCACCACCCGCAACACCACCCGAAGCCTTAATCGTTCCACTTACATTGGCCTCTCGGTACTGAGCAAGACTGCTTTCATAAAACGACTTAACAGGCAATAAATGACCACTGTTAATGGTTTGATGGTTCATCTTATTGCCACCACATTCGGTGTCTAAAGCACCTACAACTGGTGTTTCTATAAACCATTCGTCTTCAAAGTTAAACCCGACACGACTGACTCCAGTGCCGCTTGAAGAGATGGTGGGAGTGACTTTCCCCTCTTTTCTGCTCTGCGGAGTATCCCTGCGCAAGCCCTCGAACTCAAAAAGAATCTCTGCGGGATTGATGTCGTCTCTAGCACTTGCGACAACGAACACACGCCTCCTGCGTTGGGCCACTCCGAAATATTGGGCATCGAGGACTCGCCACGCGACTGTTCTTTGGGGACCAAACACACAACCAGCGTTTGACCATCTGGACTCCCCCCCCCCTGGCGGTTTGATCGGATCACTTTCACCGGCAAGCGCTCCAAGAAAACAGCCGAATGCATTGTCTTTGGTGTTGAGGACTCCTGGCACGTTTTCCCAGAAGACGATTGCTGGAGCATCTCCTCGAAGAGATCGAACATGGTCAATTGCATTTGCTATCCCTACAAATGTGAGTGAAAGATTGCCTCTGGCATCATCCAGAGAATTGCGAAGGCCAGCCACAGAGAAGGCTTGGCATGGTGTACCAC